CGCCAATGTTCGAGTTCACATCCACTATATACTAGCATATCTCCTACTTCAAGCAAGACTTTCGTCCCTGCTGGAGCATTTGGTTTTACAATATTTTGTCTCTCATTAACAACATTATTAGCTCCTGTGCCATCTATAAATATAGGCCAAGGATCTCCTCCTAAATTAAGCGTACATGATATCTCACAACTAGGTCGATCTTTATGTCTATGTAAACAGTCTCCTTTTTTATACGCTCTAGCATATGAATAAGTTGGTATTAAATCTAACCCTGAATGTTGTTTCATTACAGGAAGCATTTTAACCAGTAGTGTATCCATAACAAAATCACCATAACACGAGAATGTATTAGGTATCTGTTCATCGGTCCATGTTCCAAGGATCGGGGACTGCGAGTGTAGGTTATTTTTATACATAAAAGCTGTTGCATCTCTTTTAAGTAAGAAATAGTTAAGTATAAAATTAGCCATTTCATAAGATAAAGCTTTTTTAATTACTTGATATTTATTAGTTTGAAATGTCATACAAACATACCTTTCTGTAAAAAATTAAACGATACTGATATTCTTATATCATTAGAATTGTTAGGATCAACACAGTGCATTAACCAAGATGGAAACATAATACATCTTCCAGCGATAGGTTCATAATGTGTTTCTCTATATAGTCTTGCTGGTTTTTCTCCTTCTTTTTGTCTAGGTCTAGACATTGCAGCTGATGATCTTGGGTCATCTATTTTTAAATGTCCTGAGTTTTTAGGTGCTTTGATATAATAAACACCAGACCATAATGAGTTTGGATGTTGATGAGCTCTATTCATACCACCTGGTGGATTTATATTGGCCCACATATTCCCTAATACAGGTTCACTATCTAAATGCTCTTGTTCGTAAATTGTTTTTTGACAAGCATATAACATATCAACTAATTTTTTATATTCAGGTAACTCATGCATGTTAGTAGTTGAATGCCAACCTTGAACATTAGTTCTAACTATTCCTTTGTCTTGTTTAGACCAAGCTACAATATCTCGTTCTAACTCTTGATTAAGAGTTGGGTGCTTTATATCTGCAATATAGATAGGTGTTGGAAAATGTAAATCTCTATGCATTATTTAAATGGTGGCCCTCCAAACCACATAACTAAAGATTTTCTGTTGCCTCGTATAACTGGTTTTACTCTGTGTCTTATAAAAGATGCAAAGAATACTGCGTGCCCTTGTTTTATTTTTGCAACTTTACCTTCAGCCATTAATTCTAAATCACCGCCTTCAAATTCATTCTCAGGTGATAGTAAACAAGTCATAGATATTTTTCTAACCGGTGGTTCGTGTTGCATGTTTACATCGTTATCTACATGCCATTCATAAAATCCACCTTCAGGATATTCTGTGTATTGAGCGGTTTCACTTATAGTCATTCCATCAAAACCAAAATGATTACCATTAGTAGCTTTCATAATTTTTTCTATGTCTTTGTACATGTCCGCCATTTTTTTAAATGGTATCCAACTAATATGAGAAGTTCTAACTTTAGTATCTATCTTTCCACCTTTAATACCTTTTTCATTTCCAACGCTCGCATCATTTCTAGGCTCGTTTCTTCCAGCTTCAATAATCATCTGACATTGTTTAGGTGTAAAAATTGGTGTGGTTGTTTCTACTATAAAAGATTTCCAGCGTGGTTCTGTTATCATATTAATATCCGTATTCTACCCATCCCGTTATTATATATTTATCATTCGACAAAGGTGGGTTGCCTCTATGAACGTGTGTAAATTGTGCTGGCCAAACTAATAATGTATTCTTTTCAGGTTTAAATCTACACTTTTGATATAAAAATTCTGTTTCTCCACCTTCTGTTACATCATTAAGATAAACACTAAAAGCTAATATTCTATTTCTTGCTTTCATCGCTGCATTTTCACAATGCCACATATGATAACCTTCACCTACTTTAGTCTTCTGTATCTTAACTTCTAGTATATTATGTGTAGCCAGTTTTTTTAAGTATGAATATTTTTGAACATACAAAGGATACACATCTTTAAAAAACATATCTATAAAAGGTTTGTTATTATAAGTCATTGGAACATTGGTATCTCTTATTGTATCTATTGCATTATCAGATACTAACATTTCATCTACTTTTCTTGGATACACGGCACCTTGTTGTTCGCACTTATTAAAATAGTTTAGATAATCATCTATCAATTCGTTTGGCATAAAGTTTTTAAATAACCCTATGTGATTATCTATGTAATATTGTTTGTCCATTATGTAACACCTCTATTTTTTATTGGATCAAACTTCACATCGCAGTTTGCAGCAAGAGTTCGTCTAGTTTCATTAGTTCCATTAAATGGATAAACACAGTGTCTCATGTCATAAGGAAACACATAGAAGTCTCTAAGATTCATTGGTGGTTGATAATCTATTTTTGCAAACTGACCATTAGCGGCACCCAATATCTGTAGTCTTCCGTTTTGTGGTACTTCAGCATTTGAGTATTCTCTACCATATGTTGATGGTAATTTTAAAATCATTACACTTGATAAACCAGTAAATAACATTCCTCTATGAATATGTGCAGGATTATATTCGTGTTGTTTCATTTCATTAACCCAAATGGAATTAAGGTGTAAATCGTAATCTTTTATCTTATTAAAAGCTAAGTAATGTTTAAACATTTCCATAAAATAATTTGTTACATCTCTTGGTAACATATTATGATTTTTCATTTTTGATTGATCTTCTCCATGATAAAATAAAGAATGTTCTTTTTCTATCTTACCAACTAATTGACCATTTGCAGGTGCAAGATTATGATAGTTTGTTTCGTATATATAGTTAATATTACTAAAAATATCTAAAGGAACTTGATACTTTAAAATAGATTGACCTAAAAATACAAACTCAAATTTAAAATCTGATGTGTCCATATTCTTCTTTTATCCTTTCTGGAATTTTTTCTATATATGGATTATACACTTTTCTAACTGGTCCATCAAATAATTTATGCATATTGTTTCCAACTACTTTATCATCATAACATAAACCATTTATTTTTACTTGATCTAAATTATCAAAACGATGGTTAAAATAAGGTTCATCTATAAATTTATATATTTTTTTAAACTCTTGTTCAGGGTTTGCAACTATATCATTATATTTTACAAAATGACATATTTCAGGATATTTATATGCAGTTTGAATAGATTTAATTTCTTTTACAATAGCACCATTTATATTCATTAAAGCTAATAATTTTTCTTCATCAGTTTTTCCTAATTTATTTACAAAAGAATCTGGATTTTCCGTATACCATTGCATATAACTTGCAAACACGTCCATTAAATCTCTTAATAAAATAATACATTTAAATTCATATTTAAAATGTTTTTTTATTAGCTCAAAGTTTCCAGGAGCACCGCTTGTTAGTACAGGTCCACGGTCTATGATTATTCTTTGAGGCCAATCTTTGTAATATAAATTATACACATTATCTAAAACATTATCTAAAGACTTGTGATCAGGAAAGTTTTGAAAAGTATCTATTGTCTTTATTGCATAGATATTTTTCATTATTTCTAAAGTTACAGAATTAGCTGTTGTGGCTATTTCAGGGTTCTGATTCATAATACTTGCAAATAAAGTATTTCCAGATCTAGGTAATGCAATTAAAAAAAATAACTTACGGCTTTGGTTTTCCATGTTGGGTAATCTGTTCTTTCTCTTTATAACTGCTTTCTAGCTCACCAGATTTTTTAATTCTCTGTAGTGATTGTAATTGACCCATTACATTAAATATTTCTGCCTCACTTGAGTTCTGATTTAATGTCTTTGCTTTTTCGTGATATTGTAAACCATAAGATTCTAATTGATGGACATTAACATCTTTGTCATTAAATGATCCATCATTAAATTCTTTTTTTAACATAGACCACATTTTAATTTCACGCATTCTATGTTTTGCAACTTTTTCCATAGAAGCTTTACCAAATCTACACTCATCTAAATCTATTTTATATTTAGTTGCTTTATATTCATCTTCTTCTTTTTCTATTTTACCTTCTAACCATTTAATTTTTGCTTCGTTTCTTCTGTAATCAAATGACAAAGCCATAAGGTTATCTAAATAACTAGATTGTTCTCTTACACATTGCCAATATTTTGAAGCTTTAGTTGGGTATCTATTATCTTGTAATACAGAAAATCTTGCTTCTGTTTCTGTTCGAAACATTTGTTTCTTGGTCCATGTATCACGAAGTTCGTCTACCATACCTTTAAACGAAGACAAATCTTCTGGTGATAACAAATTATTTAAATGTGGTTCTTCTTGTTGTATAACTTCTTTAACGTCTTTTTTCATAGCTTTATCCTTTATGTTTCTTTCTTATATATACTATTTAAAATATATTACAAGACTTAACTATCGTCAAAAGTTCTAGTTACTCCAGCACCTGCACCTGTCCATTCTTCTACTTGTAAACCATTTGGAGATGCTGGTTCTCCACCACATGCTAACGCACCTGCTGCATTTGTTCCAGCTCCTGCTAAATATTCTCTTCCAACATTCATATTACTTGTTTCTGTCCAGTTAGTTCCATTCCATAATTCTGTATTTACATTAGGTATACCTGGAGGTGCTCCCCCAAAAGCCATAGCTGCTGTATTAGTATGACCTGCTCCTGTCGAAGATGATCTGGGGCTATTCATATTATTAACTTCCGTCCAGTTTGTTCCATTCCAAGTTTCTGTATCATCTCTAGTACTAGGAGTATACCCACCAAATGCTAAAGCTGCTGTGCTAGTTCCTGCACCGCCTATACCATACTTGGCAACATTTAAATCGTTTACTTCTGTCCAATTAGTTCCATTCCATAATTCTGTAAGATCATAACTTGATGGTGCAGGATTATAACCACCTGCAATTAGGCCAGCAGTAGATGGTCCTGTTCCACTACTTACTTGTGTTCTAGCAGTATTTAAATTATTTACTTCAGTCCAGTTCGTTCCATTCCATGATTCTGTATTAGCTGTAACTCCTGGAGGAGCATTACCTCCTGCTGATATTGCAGCAGGTTGTGTTCCAAATCCTGCTCCATAAGCTCTTGCAGTACTCATATCATTTACTTCAGTCCAGTTTGTTCCATTATAAGTTTCAGTGAATACTGACCAATAAGGTGGACCAGGGGGACAACCTCCACCAAAAACTAATGCAGCAGTTTGTGTTCCCATTTTTGCACTTGAAGCACCATATCTTCCTGTATTTAAATTTCCACCAGTAGCCCAAGATCCAGCAGTTGTAGCTGCTTGACCTTTTAAAACATTAGAAGTTGTATTATACCAAACTTGTCCTTCAACAGGATTTGATGGATCGGATGCTACCGCTTCAATTTGTGTTCCTCGTATTTCTTTGTATGTTGCCATAATTAATCCGTGTCTACCGTTTTAGTTGTATTTGAACTTCCACTCCACGCTTCTGTTGCTGCAGTATAAGGTGGAGTACTACCACCAATTGCTAAAGCAGCAGTGTTTGTTCCAGCACCTGCCAAAGTATTTCTTGCGGTGCTTAAATCTGCTACCTCTACCCAACTAACACCATTCCAATCTTCGGTTGCTCCACTTATTCCAGGAGAAGGTGGGTTTTGTCCACCAAAAGCTAATGCAGCTGTGGATGTTCCAGCTCCTGATAAAAAATAACCTCTATTAGTGTTCAAATCATTAACTTCTGTCCAGTTAGTTCCGTTCCATAATTCTGTAACCACCAGCCTATTCGGAGGACTATATCCACCAAAAGCTAAAGCTGCTGTATTAGTAGTTCCAACTCCTGCTAATGCAAATCTAGTAGTATTTAAATTGTTTACTTCAGTCCAATTAGTTCCATTCCATGATTCTGTTTCATTAAGTGCAGTTGTTGTTTCCCCTCCAAAAGCCAACGCTGCTGTATTTGTTCCTGCTGATCCAAAATATGTTTTAGCACTATTCATATCGTTAACTTCTGTCCAGCTTGAACCATTCCATGTTTCTGTTTCATCTTTTTTACCTGGAGAAGTTTCTCCACCAAAAGCTAATGCAGCTGTTGTGCTTCCTGCACCACCTGGTGCATATCTACCAGTGTTTAAATCAGCTAATTCAGTCCAAGCAGTACCATTATAAGATTCATTTTCAGTTAAACCATTACTGGGGGGATTTCCTCCAAAAATTAAAGAAGCAGTTTGGCTTCCTGTTTTTGTAGATCCCAAATAACCTTTAGCAGTATTTAAACTTCCACCCGTAGCCCAAGCACCGACTGGTTGACCAGAACCTACCCATTCTTCTGTTATTGCTACAAAACCTGCTCCGCCCACAGCATTTCCAGCAAATGCTAATGCGTTTGTACTTGTTCCACAACTACCCATTGATCTTCTTGCTGTACTTAAATCTCCTTCTTCAGTCCAGTTAGTTCCATTCCATACTTCTGTCTCTGCATCTACAGTACCAGAATGATTTCTTCCTCCAAAAGCTAAAGCAGCTGGTTGAAGGCCAGCTCCACCTAATGCTGCTCGTGCAGTATTTAAATCGTTTACTTCTGTCCAGTTAGTTCCATTCCAAGATTCGGTATATCCACGTGCTACTCCTGCACCGGGGTCTTCTCCACCAAAAGCTAAAGCAGCAGTTGATGTTCCAGCATCTCCAAGTTCTTTTCTGGCAGTATTTAAATCATTTACTTCAGTCCAGTTAGTCCCATTCCAAAGTTCTGTAACTGCAGTTGCAGGAGGAGCATTTCCTCCAAAAGCTAAAGCAGCTGTATTAGTTTCTCCTGCTCCTCCCATTAAAGCTCTTGAAGTATTTAAATTATTTCCTTCGGTCCAGTTAGTTCCATTCCAAGTTTCTGTTTCGTTTGTATAAGTTGCACCTGGGGGTTTTATTCCTCCGAAAGCTAAGGTCGCTGTACTGGGTGCACCTTGAGATGCTCCACAACCTGCTCTTGCTGTAGTTAAATCATTTAATTCTGTCCAACTTGATCCATTATAAGATTCTGTATTACCAACAGGAGCACCAGCGCTTGGTGCATATCCTCCAAATCCTAAACCTGCTGTATATGTTCCTGATCCACCTAAATTTTCTCTTGCAACAAGCATACTTCCACCAGTTCTCCATGAACCAGCAGTAGTTGTAGTGGGATATTGAAACTTTAATACCTTATCAGTCTCGTTATACCACACCTCTCCCTGTATCGGATTATCGGGATTAGTCGTATAGTTCCGAATCTTTGTGCCATGTATTTCTTTATACTCAGCCATTTAAATTTTTACTCCTCCAATGTTATGTCAGTAGGTCTTGGATTGTCATCTGTCTTTTCTTCAGCAGGTAACGCATCCCACGCAGCTTGCGCTGCTTGAACCTCTGCATCAACAATCGCCTGTG